TTTTCTGGTAGTTGATATCTAAATCTTACATTATCACAATCAACCCAACGTCCTTCTGCTCCGACAGTTGTGTTTTGTTTATCTATTCCAGGTAAAAATTTAACTCGTGTAAGAGGCATGATTTATCCTCCTATGCCGTGTTTGTCTTAAAAGCCCAGCCACGAGTTGAATCAACATATACTAAAGTTATAGCTTGACCATTTGTTGACAAAACTAAGTTAGCGCCAGATCCATTTATGTTGTGACCGTTTCTATTGATTGTTAAATTATTAGATCCAAACGTTCCTCTAGCATCTACTATCACTAACTCATCGCCGGTTGCAGCTGAAGTAGGAAGAGTAATTGTAATCCCTGCAGTTGTTGTGTTTGTTAAAAGTTGGTCACCAGCAACTGCTATGTAAGTTGTTACTGACGCTGAGTTTACAGTTCCAAAACCTTTTGATAGTAAGCCCAGTTTCATGTTTGTGCCATCTGATACAACCGCAACAGTTGCGTTTATCGGAATAGGGATACTAGTTCCACTAGCTGTTTGCACGGATAAAGAAAAGAGTGTAGCACCGCTACCTCTTGTTGTAGAGTCTTTTACGATAATAGATCTTTCTGCACCGCTAGGCATAATTAAAGTTCTATTACCAGTTAAAGTTCCAGTTAATTCGTAAAAAGCATTTTTACCATCTGAAGTAGCTCCATTAGTTAAAGTAAGAGTAACGTCTCCAGAAGCCATAGATTGACTTAAATATCCTGTAGCTGATTGTTCTAATATTTGTAAATTTGTATTTGTTATTGTTCCCCATAGACCAGCTTTTTCACCGGTTGCTATAAGTTCTAGTTTAGTATCTGTAGAAAAACTTGATGCCATATTAATAAGGTTCTATTGGTGTCCAGACCATAGTTGCGCCTGGCACTATTGCACTCCATGTTATAGCAGTAGCGTCTTTAGTAGCTAGCGTTAATCCACTACCAGTAACGTCGACACTTGCTGCTGCCGTTACTGTAACAGTACCCGTGGACATAGTCAATGCGTTTCCAGAGACTGACATATTGGCATCTGCTGAAATTGTGGCTGTTCCGGTAGCCAGGGTCAGTGGACTGCCTGTAGCGCTTAAATTAGCTATTCCAGATATGGATAATGTACCAAAACCAAGTGTTAACGGGTTCGCCGTAACCCCCTCAGTAATAGAGTCAGCTACAATACCAATGCTACCTATCGTTATCGTTAACGATGTTTTAGTAGCTGTAATAGTTACGTTTCTATCTTCACCTGCTGTAGCAAATGGAAACTCTGAAAATGCACTTAATCCTAACATAATATATCCTTAAAAGGAGAGAGTGTGGTGTTATGGTGGTGACACTCTCTCCATCTAAAGATTATATACTATAATATTATAGTATCAACTCTGTTAAAGCAGTATTCGATCCAAGGGTCCCTTTATAAAAAGTATTAAAAGCTAGACTTATTCTAGTATTATTACCCTTTTTTGTCTCCACTTGATGTATTGTAGACGAAGGGAACATAATTAATTGACCTGTTTTTACAGAAAAAAACCAAGTTTCAGAATTCCATAAATTAAATTTTGTGTTGTCTACTATAGGTTTTATTTGTGTACTACAAGATTTACTAAAAAGTATTTTATCATTTTCAAAATCTGAATCAAAATATAACACACCAGATACTACTGAATTAGGATGTTCGTGTTTATGATGATATTGATCAGCCTCAGTGTAATTCAACCAAGATTGAGTTATGTAAAGTTCAATATTATTTTTTGGACAAATAACTGTGTCTAAATAATTTTTACAATGTTTAGTCAAAAACTTTTTAATATTTTTAAATTCTTTTCTATTTAAAATATAACTATCTTTTGTCTTAATATTTCCTGCATTTTTATCACAATGTTTTTTTTGTTCTTTTACAAAAATTAATTCTTGTTTAGTAAACGGTCTATCCATTTCTGTCATATAAACAGGAGTTGGAAAAATATTATTTATTAAAGGTTCTTTCATTAAAAACACCAAGACACAAAAGAGTATCTGATTCCTTTTTTTACTGGTTTAACTAAATGTGGATATAAAAATACAGATGGAAATATAATTAAGTCTCCCGCTTTAAATTTAATTTCATAATCATCAAACATTATAAATTCTCCACCTTCATAATTATCATTTAAAACACCTACAATACTTAAAATAGGAATACCTCTTTGTTCTCCTGTAAATAAAGATTGGATATGGTCCGAGTGTCTAGACATAATCTGACCTTTTTTATATCTATTAAATCTTATTTGGCTAAATCCTCTCCAACCTTTAAAAGTATCTCCACTTATTTTTTCTATTACAATATATTTTTCTAACGCTTTCCAAGTTAAATCATGTATTTCTTTTAGATAAGTTAAATTATCTCCTAAACAAACATCAAGTTCTTTATCTTTATTTTTACTGTTTGCAATAAAAGTTTTACTATTTGAATAGGTGTGTCTTTGCCAAGTTTTATTATTAGATAATTCTAATACAGATTTATTTATAATATTTTTAGGAACCCAATTATCTAAATGAAGTATATAATCTTTTAAAGTTTCTTTCATGCACCACCTTTTAATAATGTTTATAAAGAACTATTAAGAATTGTCAACCACTTCCCACTGTTGATTTTCCTCGCTCCATTTATATAGATTTTCTTCATCTGGTTTTGCAACCGGAGCTTCCCAATTACAAGTTTCTTCATTTAAAACCCAGGAGTTAAAAGGTTTAGGTGCAATAAATGCATCTCTATCTTCATCATAAGTATAACCTACTCCCGCAAAATGTTTTCTAAAATTAGCGTTATAAGAAGT